TGGTCTGGCTGAAGTTCCGCGTCTGGCGTGAAGTCGCACGTTATCTCATTGAAAACATTTAACAGATTGAACGTGGACTCAATGTGAGTATTAGTATTGTCGATGGTTAAAGTCGAGTCCGTGATACCAGGCCTGTAATTGGCATCCTGCCATACAAAATTCCCTTGCCCGTCCACAAAACACCTTGCGCCATATTCCAACATCTCTAATTGATTTAACGCTTCCATTGCTGACATTGCGCTTACTGATGCCCACGGGAAGTTATAGGCGCCTGTGTCAATCAGTCGGTTGTCCTCAGGCCAGCCAGCATCGTCAAGGATGTCATTAACTATTTTCCCTGAGGAGATGTTGTCCTGAAGGGCTACATTGGCCATTCCTCGGCTTAGAGCATCCATGCCGTCAACTAAATAGACGTAGCAGTCTTGAGCGTCAAGTCTGGGATTCGGTCTAAGCTCGTTGATAAATCCGGTGAATAGATAGACGGTCCCCGATAAACCTTCATACGAGACCTGAACCTTTTTCCTTGGTAAGATTTTGCCGTAGATCGGAGATGCCTGGTTGTCGGGTGAGTATTTGCCCGTCTCATTCCGCACCAAAAATTCACACGTTCCGGCTTGAGTGCGGCCTAACTCAACGTCTCTTCCTCGCGTGAAATTTAGATTTTTAACATCTGCGGATATGTCGTCAAACTCTCCCGTATAGTTCCCGTCATCATCCCAGTCAACAGATACCGATATGGTCATACTAAGCGACCGTACGTTCTGGTGTTGTTCTCGTTCCTCATGACCTCCTGTATCATTCGCGCGAAGTTTCGCGCATCCTCTCTCGAACCCATGAAGGCCCCGGCTGAGATGTTTACATTTACAGAACGCCCTCCTTGCGGTGATACATTATTCAGCCGATCCAATGGGATTACTGCTTCGGGGCCAGCCTCGCCGATTATGCCCAGGGTAGGCCGGTTGAAAATTCCACCTGCAGCGTGAAAACCAGCTGTCGCCCTAACAGTAACGGACGATCCACCGCTGAATAGGTTATTCCAGCCACTCTGTATATTACTGATGATTTGCTGTATCTGCGCCCAGGCGTCCCTGAAAGGCTTCGTCAGCCAATCCCCCACTGCTACGAAAGCGTTCTTGATACCATTAACTATCCCGACGAAGAAGGCCACGACGGTATTCCAGGCGTTCACGATCCCATCCCTGGCCTGCATGAATGCCAGGCGCGCCTCGTTTATGGCAATATTCAGATTGTTGCGGATAATATCACCCACAATGCCAAACAGCTGTCCTAGCCTGTCCCATTCGGTCACCAGGGCATACACGAAGAACGCCACACCGCCTATGGCTGCGGCGAAAGCTCCTATGGTAACCAGGGCCGTGCCTCCGAACACGCCGGCTATGATAGGGCCCAGTCCAGGAAGAAACGTGCCTAGCCAGGTAAAGGCTTTGATCAGGGGCATCAGCGCCCAGCCTATGCCGGCCACTATCCCACGTGCCGCTGCCAGGCCGGCAACTGCAATAACGATTTGACCAATGGCATTGACCACCTCAGGGTTTTCCTTGGCCCACTTATTCATACCTACCAGCGCCTCAGTAATGGCGGTAATGAACTCTGCCCCCTGCTTGCCGGTGGCGGCTCCTGTTAACGTGTTGAGCAGCTGACCCCAGGCTGCCTCTAAGTCCTCAATAGCCCGCTGGGCTGCCTTGGCCTTTTCGAGATCAGCATCGTTCATCCCGCCGCCGAGTTTATCGAAGGCATCGGATAATTTGGTGACACCCTCGATAAACATGGGCAGCATGGTCGTGCCGTTCTTACCGAAGATAGTGACCGCGATATCTGTGCGGGTGGCTTCGTCCTTCACTTTGCCCAATGCATCGCCAATGGCCTTGAACTGCTCACCGACGCTCATTTTGCTCAGGTCTTCCCAGGACAACCCCAGCTGCCTGAAGGCGTCCTGGGCTGCCTTTCCGCCAGTCCTGGCGTCGACCAGCGTCCTCTGCATCTTCTTTATCGAGATATCCAGGCCAGACATATCGCTGCCGGTGAGCTTGGCCGCGTAGCCCAGCTGCTGGACTTCTTTGGTGGTTAGTCCTGTTTTGTCGGCCAGGTTGGCTATGTCCTCGCCCTGCTGGGCCCAGGATTTGAAGGCGGTCACCACGGGCACCATGATGGCCGCAGCTAGCGCCGTTGATTGAAGGGCCGTTGCCTTCAGGTCGGCTTGGATATTGCCGAACGACCTCTTGAACTGTCGCTCGGCATCCCCGAGTTTTTTATTAAAGTCAGTAATGTTCGCCCGTATCACAAAGACGAGACTTTTCTCTGCGTCAGCCATCTTTTACCTCGAAATACCTCTGGTAGAGTTGAATAATCTGCATCATCTGTTCCGGTGTCTGCTCTTTTTTCTCTGCTTTGCCAGGCATGAAGTCCTGCGGCGTGAAAGCGTTTGATTTCTTGGGGTCACGGTGTATGTTGGCCAGCACGGAGCAGATCAGCCCGGCATGGTAGTCCTGGCGCTCGATTAGTGAAGCCCGGCGTTTGAGCAGGGCGCTCAACTCTTTTAAGGTGAGCGCCCAGAAATCATCCTCAGAGAGGTTAAGGTCGTACCTCCCGACGGCCCACAGGGTCAGCCAGTCGAGAGGCTCGCCGCGTTTGGGTCTACGTTACCTTGGGGCACGGCTGCATTTATCACTTTGGGTATCAGCTGGATGAACTCAACCATCTTGTTGATGTCGACCATGTATTTGACGTCTTCCAGCTTTAATGTCCTGTCCTCCCAGAGCAAACAGGCCCAGAGGAAGGGGACAATCTCCTTCTGTGTAAAGCTGGCCGGGTCGGCATCGCCGGAAAGAACATCTATCCCGGTGACTTCCTGGAACTTCTCCATGCCACCCATGGTCCATTTCAGGTGCCGTTCCTTATCGAGAAATATCGGTATAGCCTCCATTTAGCTGGCCGCCCTGGCTACTCTGACGGTGTAGGTCTTGGCTACCTTGCCGGTCTCAGTCACCACGATGGTTATGGCCGTCACGCTGCCGGCGGCTCCCAAGGCGATCGAGCCGGAGGCCTCGCCAGTAATAACGGTGTTGCCATTGACGGTGAGAACACCGGCTGTGGCGATCGGTGTCACTGTGATCGAGCTAATGTCAGTCTCTACTGTCGCCACATAGTCATAGACGGTGCCGGAAGGCGACGGTACGATAATGGCATCATCGCTGATCTCGAAGAAGGGAGTGGTCAACCCAGTTGAGGCGCCGACGGCCAGTATGGGTCTGCCGGAGATCTTCAGAGAGGCGGAGAAGTCTATCTTTCCACCAACAGCGTAGTCGCCGACCTTGAACTTGGACACCAGCGCGGAGAAAGACCATGTGGCTGTGATGGCTGTGGGAAGAGTCAGGACGAACGACTGCACCGTCATGGCTAGCTGGTCGGCCATCAGGGCAATCTGGCCGTCAGCATCCCCTGCTATAAAATTACCTTCTATCGGCACCTCGCTGGTATCAAACCACGTGCCGATGAATTCCTTAAAGCTGTCCGGAGAGGCTAGTGTGGTGACGTCCAGCGTCTCCAGGTTGATCTCGATGCCGCCGATCTTGGTGATCTCGGCAATGGTGTGCCCGTCCCTGGCTAACGTTGCGCCTTTGGCAGCAATGGCATTACTCATGATTTTTCCTCCTACTCGTTGTAGTCGATTAGATATTCCACGGGTATGTGGTAAAGCCCGGTCTCGGGCTCATATAAGTCTTGTTCTCCGTCATACTGGATACTGACCCGCACACCGCCAGCTCCGCCGATGATCTCGTTGTTCTTGTCCTCCAGTGCCAGCTGTATTTGCTCCGCTATCTGCTTAGCTGCGTAATAGGTCTGGGAGAAGATGGAGAACTGGAAGCGCGAGTTCACTAGATGAGAGGAGGCGGTTAATGTCCGCCCCCTTGTCGCCGAGACCTTGAAGAACACGACGTAGGGCATCTGCACGTCCTGCGGCGCCGTGACATAGTAAAGCCTCTCCCCGATAAATGCGGCCAGGGCTGTCTGCGCTAGCAGGTGTTTCAAGAGGGCGTGTTCAACGTACATTACTTTCGTGCAGCTTCCATGATCATATCCAGAAGCTTATCCTTGATCTGGGTGTAGATGCGGGCCACGTTGGTATCGACGGCCGGGCGGAAGAAAGGTATTGCAGGGCCTATACCGGTCGGTCTACCCGTTGTCTTCTGAATGCGCGGCCGGGTGCCGTACTCAATCAAATGAGCATGTGGCGCTATCTTACGGTCGACGGCAGCGGCGGCCGAGCGCGGGTAGTTGCTGATCTGTTTCAACTGTTTAGCCTTGACCGATTTCTTGAGGTGGCCGGTCGGTCCCAGAGGCGCTTTGTCTTTAGCTGCGGCAGCGATTACCTTGGCACCTTCCAGCATCACGGGCTCGACCTTGTCGTTAGGCAGGGCTTTGGATAATTCCAGCAAGGTCTCGGCAAACTCCTCTTTGCCTATGATCTCCAGTGTGATATCCATCAGTCCAGGCTCTCCGCGTACATTAAATGAAGCTCTCTGTGGTTTTCCTGTGGGTGCACAACCGAGACGATACTGAGTATCCTCTCACCGAACTTGATGCGCATGGTGGGCAGTATGCCTTCGCGGTAGCGTATCCTCACACGTCCGTCGACCTTGGATTCCAGCTGGTTGGCAGCATAATAGCTGCGAC